GCAGGAGCACGTCAAGGAGACGCCCCGCTGGCGGAGGGACTGGCTGGGCGAGTGGGTAGTCGACACGTCCCGATTGGTGTACACCCATCGGACCGACAGGAACCTCGCTGAGTCCCTTCCAGCCTCGCGGGAGTGGTTCCACGTCATAGGCCTGGACATCGGCTACAACGACGACACGGCCTGGGTGGTGTGCGCGTACACGCTGACGGACAGGGTCCTGTACGTCGTCGAGGCCATCAGCCAGCCACAGCTCATAGTCAGCCAGGTGGCCGACTTCACGCAGCACCTCATCGACCGCTACGCCCCCCACACGGTGGTCATCGACAACTCGCAGAAGATGGCCGTGGAGGAGATGCGACAGCGCTTCCACCTGCCGCTCGAGGCGGCGGACAAGACGGGCAAGTACGACGCCATCAGCATGCTCAACAGCGACCTGACGATGGGGCTCGTCAAGGTGCTGCCCGGAGCCCGCGACCTGCTCAAGGAGTGGAGCGAGCTGGTGTGGGACGAGCCCTCCCTCAGGCAGGGCCGCCACGTGGAGCACCAGAGCAAGGCCAACCACCTCAGCGACGCCATGCTGTACGCCTGGCGGCGGTGCACCAACTACAGCCCCATCGACCGCGTCGTCGGCGTGGCGCGAGGCACCGAGCAGGCCATCGACAAGTGGTGGGAGCGCAAGGCGCAGGCCATACAGGACCGCAAGGACGACGAGCGCAGGTACGCCGAGAACCTGTGGGGCGAGCAGCAGGACTTCTGGGGAGACGAGGCAGCATGAGACCTGACGACGAGACGCTGAGAGACGGGGATGCCGCCACATACAGATGGGCAGATGGTTGGACGACGTTCATCGTCGTCACAACTGACGAGACGGGGCTCCGACACTTCATGACGGACCGCGGTCTGCTCGGCTGGTGCGTGGTGCCATCGATGCGCAAGGAGCACAAGCGACGGTACAGCCTCATGCTAGCAGCCCAGAACCTGCACTTCTGCGAGGACGTGCTCCGTGCGCGTTGAGACCTTCGACGACTTCGAGCGCGTGCTCAAGCTGATGGACGCCCACTTCCTGACCGAGGTCCAGGTCGGCGACGTGCGGATAGTCAAGGGCGCCTGGCCCCAGCCCGCTCAGCCCGCAGACGCAGACCTACTTACCGCTGATGGTCCACTCGAGGACGCCTCCGACGGGCCCGACGTCGCGTACACAGACGACGAGAAGTTCTGGTCAGCCGACTGACGCTGAGAGCGGGGCCCGATAGTGGCCGCCCGCGACGTCGAGGTCTCCACCAAGACCATCAGGAAGCCGCCGCCGGGGGCTGACGTCACCGGTCGCTGGTGGCTGGTGCCCGACAAGGAGCTCCACACCTCCGTCGTCCAGGTCGTCCACCACATCCGCGAGAACCAGCGCTACCGCGAGATGACGATGCTCGAGAACGCCCGTCTGTACCACGGGCGCCAGGTCATGGGCCTGGGCATCGGCATGTACATCCGACCCGGTCAGGTCCTGCGCACCTCGGGCCGCCTGGCCTTCAACGTCGTCAAGAGCTGCGCCGACACGGCGTGCGCCAAGATCGCCAAGAACAAGCCGCGACCCCTCTTCCTGACGTCGCGCGGGCCCTACGCCCTGCAGCGCAAGGCCGAGTGGCTGACGCAGTACATCGAGGGCGTCTACTACGACGCCAAGGCCTACGACGTCGGCCAGACCGTCTTCCTGGACAGCTGCGTCTTCGGCACGGGCGCCATGCGCGTCTTCTGGGACTACGACGACGAGGACCAGGCACGCATACGGGTGGAGCGCGCCCATCCGTGGGAGCTCCTCATCGACTTCGAGGACGGCAGGTACGGCCAGCCGCAGCAGATGCACCACGTCCGCTGGATGTACCGCGAGCAGCTGTCGGACCAGTTCCCGAAGATGGCCAAGCAGATAGAGGCCGCCAAGGGGCTGCCCCTGGACACGACCAGCAACCAGCCCGTCGAGGTGCTCGGGGCGCGGGACAAGGTCCAAGTGGTGGAGAGCTGGCACCTCAGGTCGGGTCCCAACACGGACGACGGCAAGCACTGCCTGGTGGTGGACGGCGCCACCCTGCACGTGGAGCCCTACGACGCCCCCACCTTCCCGTTCGTCTTCATGCGCTGGAACCCCAGCATCCTGGACTTCTGGGGCGTGGGCTTGGCGGAGGAGCTGCTGCCCATCCAGGTCGAGATCAACCGCACCGCCCGAGCCATCCAGAGCGCGCAGCACCTGGTCGCCAGCCCGCGCGTCTTCATGCAGCACGGCAGCCAGGTCGTGCCCTCGCACCTCAACCCGGGCGGCGGCGACCGCATTCCCATCGTCAAGTACGTCGGCGCCCCGCCCGTCTTCCAGACGGCGACGGCCATGAACGCCGAGTCGTACCAGTACCTCGAGAGCCTCATCAAGCATGCCTACGAGATGACGGGCATCTCTCAGATGTCGGCGCAGGCCCAGAAGCCCGAGGGTCTCAACAGCGGCGTCGCTCTACGCGAGTACAACGACACGGCTTCCGAGCGCTTCGTGCTGACGAGCCAGCGCTGGGAGTCCTTCTACATGGACCTGGCCCGCCTGGTCATCGACATGAGCCGCCGCGCCTACCGCGACGGGGGCGACAGGAAGCTGCGGACCAAGGGCACGGACGGCAAGTTCCTGCGCGAGATCAAGTGGAGCGACCTGGACCCGGAGGACGACGAGTTCCGGATGGAGGTGTACCCGACCTCCATGCTGCCGGCCACGCCCAGCGGCAAGCTGCAGACGGTGACGGACATGGTGCAGGGCGGGCTGCTGCCCCAGGACCAGGCGCTGAGCCTCCTCGACTTCCCGGACCTGGAGCGCTTCACCGACCTGGCCACCGCCGCCGAGCGCAACGTCCGCCGGACCATCGAGCGCATCCTGGACGATGGCAAGCCCGCCAGCGCCGACGACTTCGCCAACCTGGACCTGTGCGTCCGCATCGGCATGGAGGCCGTGCTCGAGGCCGAGGACAACGGAGAGAAGCAGACGCGCATCGACATGCTGCGCAAGTGGGTGGACGCCTGCCGCGTCAAGCTGCAGCCCCCCGCGCCTCCGCCGGCGCCTCCGGGTCAAGCGGGTGTTGGCGCCCCGCCGCAGGGTTCGGGCGCGGGAGGACCAGGAGCAGTTCCAGCAGGCAGACCGATGAAGGCGCCACTGAGCGGGCTGCGACCCCAGGTGAGCGACGAGCTGTCCAAGATGGGCATCGAGACGCTGGGCAACGGCAACACGCAGTCGGGAATCGAGGGCGGAGGACCGACAGGCATGGGCATCGACACGAGCAAGGGCCCGGGGCAGCAAGCATCGGAGTGGGCGACCTTCCAGCAGCGGCACCCGGGCTACAGCGACAGCGGAGACTCGCCCCTGGCGTACAGCAACGGCTTCTTCGGCAGCCGCCACCTGCTGAGCGACGGGGACTCCAAGCGCGACGTGCACCCAGAGGGCGGAGCCCCCAGAATGGGTGCCCACCCAGCAGCGGACTCGGAGCCGGCGCGCTTCATGGACGCGATCGAGGGCGGCAAAGCATGGCGCTATCGACCGGGGGTGGACACGGACGACCCCTCAGGCAGCAAGCAGCACTACGGCACGACCACGCAGGACATCAGCCGCTCGGACATGGGCCGCAGCGTGGTGACCCATGACCCGCGCACGGGCTACCAGGCCATCGACGTGCGCGAGGCGGTGGGCCCCATCATGGCGAGCCTGGGCAACCTGAACCTGCGCCTCCGCCACCTCGAGGGGAGCTCGCCCGCAGACGACGGCAAGAAGGAGGCGGCGTGAAACCGATGAGCCTCCCCGTCCTGTCAGACGGTACGCCCCGCTACGAGGCCGGCATGCTCGTCTTCGACACGGGCCTGCGGCGCCTCGATCCCATCAACTCCCTGCTGCCTGGACCTCCGCGCTACAAGGCCCTTGTCCTGGGCCAGCACGGGCGCTTCGTGTGGACGGACGCGGCAGCCTTGGGCGAGGTGGCGTGAGCGACGACGAGCGCAGGCGGCTCGAGACGCGGGTCTGCGAAGGCTGCCGCTACCAGGTGTACGACCACGTCGATAGGGCCCGACATGAGTGCCCGATCTGCAAGGGTCCGCTGCAGCCCCTCCGCTCTTCTGTGAGCTCTGGGGGAGCTCTCTCGGAGCTCTCACAGCGGGTCTCTCTCTAGGGTCGCAGCGCAGACGCCCTCGGGTCT